TAGAATGTTGTACTAATCTCTTAGTAGCATCATGCGTTAGATCCATCTGTTTATAGGTTTGTGCAGCACTTTGCTTTAATGCCTCCAATGACCTATGGATCATTTCAAAGTCTATTTCAGATGTTTGCATTGTTTGATACCTCATGTTCTAATATCATATCAGGAACAGATGTTTTTATTTGTTGGAGCTTTCTTGTCATGCGATTTTGCGCGTCATTTCCAGTCCAACTCCAACTAGTAATTGTTTCGCCATCGTTATCTAACCACGACAAAACATAATAACTACGATCCCATTTACTGGTTGTGCCATCTCCATGTTTGATGTCGAGAATTTTGCCTTTGGTATATTTTAAAACAAATTTCATTTTACTTTTCCCTAAAAAAAGAAGACCGCATCAAGCGGCCTTCATCCAAGTTGACTTGCCCCAAGGGGCAGGTTTCGATCTTAAGTCACTACTGACCCAAAGCACTGGATAGTCAGCAGGGCGTTCAGGATAATCAAAGATGCACATGTCAGACAAAACAATTGAATAGTCACAGGGTAATTGATTGTCTTCTACATATTTGAACACTGGACTGATAAGTGTACCGCCTCTGCCAGTAAGCTTGAGATCAGGTATTCTCTGACCCTGAGCGTATTTTGTGACGGTGCGAACATCAGTATCCCAAGTACTGATTCAGGTTGCTTCTCTTCAACAAACTGATTGCAGATACCAAGGAAATACTGAAGCTCTTCACTGTTAACAGATGCGCTACTGTCGATCTTAATGACAACGTGACCAACAGAGTGCTTTGCAATGGTTGGCGATACCATGTCGAGCATCATGTAAGAACGTCTGTTGATTTTTCTGTAGCTGTAGTCGGCAGGTACATCACCACCAACAAAGCGAGAGACCACTGTCTCTATGTCAACTTGTGACCGCTTCATGATGTTGACTAGCTCCTGTACCTCAGATGGTAGCTTACCTGCGGCCTTGGCAGTGTCGGCAGCTAAGATAACTTTCTGATCAATATCATCAGATAACTGATCAAGCTCCTCTTTCTGCATTGCGTCACCATTGCCATCTTTAGGCTCTTGGAAATCTCCGATCTGCCATTTGTCACGACCACCAGTAATATTGTCAATCTCATCATCAGACAAATCTTTGATGCGCTCATAAATCTGCTCGGCTGACATACCCTCGTATTGAGGATCGTACAGGCCACCATCTGGCATGGCCTCTTTGCCAAACATTTTTACAAGGATAGCATTGATTGCAAAGTCACAAGCAATATTCCAAAGCTTGTGATTACGCTTACCAATCCTGAACATATGCTTGAACGCAACGTGTAAGACCTCATGAGCGATAACAAACATAACCTGCAATGGGTCAAGCGTAGCAACAAAGTCAGCACTCCACTTGATTGATTTGCCATCAGTACACATGGTGTCGATAGTGTCATCTCGCGTCAGGTGTAACGCCAAGGCAAGTGATCCATAGAATGGATACTTAAGCAAAAGCTTTGTCACAGCACGAGCAACTAATAATTTGGGTTCCATATTACCTCACGAAAAAAAAGTTCAATTGAACAAATTAAAGAAAAGATACCTTGCGCTGACGCAAGGTATCTGTCTGCCTTTTAGAGTAGCAACTCTTTACCGCCACTATTCAAAACCCAGTCTCTAACGTGTGGGTTCTGGCGATAATTTGGTATTGCCTCGATTGCTGTTTTCATAACGAAAGCAGAATACTCAGCACCCATGTCGGCCTCTTCAAGTCGGTTGATATACTTGATGATGTTGCCAATGTTTTTGTCATTAGCTTTTGACGCTAGTGACTGGCAAAGAGCAAAGACAACATCTGGACGATCAGGGATAGGTGCAGAAGCAGGGTCTCTGATGATCTCATCAACATCACCAATCTCATCATATACCGCGAGAAAGGCAAAGAACTCTGCCGCTACAGCCGCGCCAACCAGACCTGCTACAGCATTCCTGCGCTGCGCTAGCGGTAAGCTAGCATTGATGATCAAAGCAGTGCAGACCTTATCCCATGATCTGGGTGTAGGCCATACATCTTCATCAGGATTGAATGCATGTAAGGCAGTGGGCTTGAAGCCAATAAAAGCACAAACCTGCTCGCCTCTTTTGCGAGACATCATGTGGCTGATCCATTCCCAATGGTTGGCCTCGACTGGCAAGAACATCAACCTGTCTTTGAGGTGGCTAGGCATCTGGGTAGTACCTGCGCGATCTGATGTCCTGTTACCTGCGGCAACAACAACCCATGTATTTGGAATGTTCCAATCACCAACACGATGTTCATTGATGATCTGAGCCGCCACGTTTTGATTGGCAACGATAGCTTGGGGTAGCTCGTCAAAGAACAAGATCCCATAGGTTCCCTCTTCAGGCATCCAGTCTGGCTTGATCCTGTTCATTTTGGTTTTGTCCTCATTTGGCAAAAGCCAACCTGCAATATCCTCTGGGGAATACTGAGCAAGGCTGAAAATGTTGCAGCCAAATTCAACACCGCGCACTGTACCTATTTGCTTGGCTAGTGCTTTGACTGCTTGGGTTTTACCAAGCCCTGCCGCACCAACCCAATAGGGTACAAGTATCTCTGACTCCGCAACCTTGCCGCGATAGTCTAACTGGTGAATTAATGCATTATGCGATAGTTCGCTTGCTTCTGATAATTTCATGTCTGAACTTCCTTATATGAGGCGGCCTGATCGACCGCGAAATTTTTTAAAACGAATAATCAAGATATATTCCAATCCAAATTGAGATAAGCACAACGCTTGCTGTCAAGCCCATGCCATAGGCGAAGCCAAGCAAGATACCCTCTCGCTTGGCTACTTTTTGTTGTCGGATACTCATGCTGCTAGCACATCAAGTGCTGAGTTTACTGTGTCGTTTTCAATACCGACTTTTGCACCTGCTTTTTTAGCAGCCTCAGCATCACGATAAGCAAACCGCTCGGCAATAGCTACTGCCAACTGATCTTGGAAAGATTGCAAATCTTCATCAGATAAGCCGTCTTTGTACACTGGCTGATCGAGATCAACTTTCTTACCCTTGACAGTTTTCTGAGTAACTAGGTGACCTGATACTTTGCGTACCAGTGCAGCGATAGTGTCAACTGGCTCTTTGTCCAAAGCAGCCAAAGCAGACTCTGTTTTGACGTTCATACTCTCCAAGTATTCTCGTATGACACCTGCTGTTGCGTTGTCACCTGATGGCAGTTTGTCTTTATCTGGCGATGTGACATTGTAGAACTTAACAGCCTTGAAGCTGTTTTCATAAAGTCGCTTTGCCTTAGCTGCCGCGCCTTTGCCGTTGCCAAGTGCTACAGCAATCTCTGCTTTGATTGCTTCTCTGTCTTCTTTGTAAAGCTTGTTTGAAGTGTTAAGCTTACAGCCGTTCATAATGGCAATTACTTCTGAATACATTACCATGTTGTGACCGTCTGCTTTTTCTTTCTCGACACCAATTGCATCTTTGGTTGCTTGTAGTGCAACAAAAGCGTCTGTGATGTTGTTTGTAGTTTCAGTTGAGAAAGATACGTTTGATACTTTAGCCATGATTGGCCTCCTTTTTAGGTTGATAAAAATATTGGGGTTATCGGCATAGTGCCGCCATTGCAGCCCTCGTGATAGTAGAAGGCTGCAATCGTAGCATTATGTTACTTAAGTAGAAGCTGTTTCAGTTCAGCAACTGAACGCCCTGACATCAGGGCAATTTCTGAGAGAGGAACATCCCAGTGTGTATCAAAGAAATGCTTAATTTCCTCATCAGTCTGCAAATAAAAATCCATTTAAATCTCCCTTATATCTTTTCCACAAGCTCTTCGACATCTGCGAATATCGCAAAGAGATGTGATCGGATTGCTTTGATTTTTCCCTGATCTTCAGGTTGCACAAGGTCTCGAAATATTCTGCCCAGTGTCTCATCTACTTGGTCAAGCTGATCGTCTAGCTTTCCCATTTCTTTTTTCATTAGGTCAATTGTCTTTTGATGGTGATGGTCTACAGCTTTAGGTAAACACATCAACCTGTTTTCAATATGCCATGCGGTCATTAATACTTCCCCTTATGCTTTGCCTTTCTAGGCAGTTTTTTGTTCTTCAACTGAACAACTCTTTTACGATATTTTGGTTGGCGCAAATCATGCGCCATTGGATTGCTTTTGCATGGCATTACCATACCCTCCATATGTAAGACCCAATGTCAGCTTTTTTCATCAGGCCTTTGTTAAAACTATTGTACATGCAGTAGTCCACTACCTTATGTTCTGTTCTCAAAAGAACAACATGTTCACAACGACCACTGTTGCCGTCTGATCCTTCGAAACGCTTTAGAACTTCCCAACCTTTGCTCTCGGCATCTGCCAAGATAGCGTCTAGGTTTTCTTGATCGATAAGCTTTTGACGCTCACGACCACCAGACAATTCCCACATTTCATAGTCTAGCTCTTCTCTTTCATAGTCTGTCATTTTTACTTCTCCTAGTTAAACCATGACTACAGCCCCGAAGGGCTGCACTCGCTAATTTAACTCTATGTGCTGATCGCTGCGCCGCTACTACTTCAGGCTTTCATTCTCTCAATTTAACCAACTCACTTACCCGTACCTAAGTGTCGGAACCCGAAGCGTTTACACTAAGCAGAAATCTTTACGCACAAAATATACACATGCATTGTCGGTCAGTCGTACTAGCAATTCCTTGTTACAGACCTCCCAGTATATCTGGGTGCGTGTGCCTCGCGGCAGGGTGCGTTCCTGAGCCTATTGGCTTGGCTTGTGAGCCTATGAGTGCGCGAAGGGGTGGGGACGAATCAACCCGAATCAAAAACCCTCGGTGCAAGACCTTAATGACACTTTATGAAACCTTATGCAACCCTAAAGTTTCAAGGTGTATAATATGTAGACGTACAAACCCCAGAATTTATTCCCTGCCTGATGAAAAAAAGTTCAGTTGAACTTTATTTTGAGGTGAGAGAG